TTAGTAACACTTGAATCACTGGATGCAGAATTCAACTGGTTGTTGGGTTACTTGGAAACAATGATCATGAGAGTATGGTTTCCTATTTCAGTTGCCACTCAATCTTGGTTAATCAAACAAGATTTGATTAGATACTTGGAGAAAACTTCTGATGAAGATATGAGTTCATTGATGTTTAAACTACATGACTTTGGTTCACGTGGTGTATCTTCAAGAGAGTCCGCTGCAATTGGTGGTGCTGCTCATTTGATTAACTTTCGTGGCACTGATACATTAGTTGCCTTACCATACATTAGAAATAACTATGGTATTGAAGGAAATGTTGCAGGTTTTTCTGTTAATGCAGCAGAGCACTCTACTGTACTGCCTTGGGGCAAAGATAATGAGTCTGATGCTTATAGACACATTATGAACGTGTTCAAGGGTGAAGTCGTATCAATCGTTTCTGATTCATACGATCACTGGAACGCAGTAGAAAATATCTTTGGTGATGAACTAAAAGATATGGTTGTTAATAATGGGGCAACAGTTGTTGTGCGACCTGACAGTGGTGATCCTACTGTTGTTGTTGTAAGAACAATTGAACTTCTTATGAAGCAATTTGGTTTCACTTTAAACAGTAAAGGTTACAGGGTATTACCACCTTACATTCGTGTAATACAAGGTGATGGTATTGAACGTAGAAGTATTAACTCAATACTAACAGCAATGGAATTGAATACAATGTCTATTGACAATATTGTATTTGGTATGGGTGGTGCTTTGCTACAAAAAGTTAATCGTGATACCTTTGGGTTCGCAATTAAACCATCTGCCGTTGAACGTAACGGTGTTTGGGAAGGTGTATCAAAGAATCCTGTTGATATGGGTTCTAAGAAATCTAAGGCAGGGCGACTTGACCTTATAAAAGAAAATGGTAAATACAAGACTATTGTTGAAGGACAATTGAGAGAAACACTTCTTGGTGAACTTTCAAAAGTTAATGACAGTGAACTTGTTACTGTTTTTGAAATGGGAGAGGTTGGTAAAACATATTCTTACGAAGAAGTAAGAGAACGTTCTGACCTTGCATAAAATAAAAGGGGAGCTATCTCCCCTTTCTTTAATCTGGAGTTTCTATGTTTTTAGAAGGTGATAAAGTTAAGTTCAACGATTGTCCTTTTGATAAGTCAAAAGACATGAATTTTTATAACAACATTCAAGATATGGTACATGTTGTTAAGGATGTTTCCGAAGATGGAAACTTAATTAAAACAAACCTGATTGATGATTGGATTCATCGTCACTGGTTTTTCTTTTTTACAAGTAATAACGTTACTGCGTTCTTACACGCATTGGGAGACTCAAATGAGTGAGTATACAAAAAGTTATTTATCTAAACTCTTGCGAGGCAACATTTGTGAAGTGACCTTTACAAAAGTTTCAGATGGTTCAACAAGGGTTATGCGTTGCACTTTAAATGCCGGACTCCTTGAGAAGAATGGTATCGAGGGTGGAACAACAGCACGTAAACCTAATCCAAATATACTATCAGTATTTGATATTGATGAGAATGATTGGAGATCATTTAGAATTGCAAATGTTACGGGAGCTACAATAGTACAATGAAGTTGAACATCACAAATAAACAAACCGAAGCAATATCGGTAGACGATGATCCCTTTGCTGGAAAGGGATTTTCTTTTAATCAAAAAGCACCAGACACCATCACCAATGATGGTACTGCAAAAGATGCAAAGGGTGGAACTGAATTAATGCGAGAAGCATTGTTTAAGTATGTTGATAATGAACTACTTAATAAGTTCCAGATCATATCTTCAAGAGTAAGATATGTTGATCCAAGTAAACCAACAGTGTTGTGGTTGCACGATACTTACGATGATCCAGAATCACGTAAATTAAGTGATAAGGATTATAGGAAACAATTCAAGAAATTGATATTCGTTTCACATCACCAGATGCAATCCTTTCAGTTAGCACATGGAATTCCACACGATGAATGTGTTGTATTGAAAAATGCAATAGACCCATTCCCAGAGGAAATCAAAAAAAGCAAATCAAAAATTAATATGATATATCATACCACTCCGCATAGAGGATTGGAATTGTTATATCCTATATTTGAACATGTACATGAAAAATTAAAAGAAGAAAACATTAAAATTGAATTGGATGTGTATTCATCTTTTAATATTTATGGTTGGGGTGTTCGTGATGAACCTTACAAACCTTTGTTTGAAAAACTAAAGGAACATGAGGCAATTAACTATCATGGGTTCAAACCTAATGATGTTATTCGCAAGGCATTGAAGAAAGCACACATCTTTCCATATCCAAATATATGGCCAGAGACATCTTGCATTGCATTGATGGAAGCAATGGCTGCTGGAGTAGTAACCTTGTGTCCTGACTTTGGTGCACTACCAGAAACAGGTGCGAATTTTAATGTTACTTATCCTTGGACACAGGATCAGCAGAACCATGCTAATATCCATGCCAATATGTTATATAGTATATGTAAGAATATTAATGATGAGGCATTTCAAAATAGTGTATCTTTGCAAAGAGTGTATGCAAATAACTTTTATTCTTGGAATTTACGTGCAAAAGAGTGGGAAGCGACGTTAAAAAATATCCTTGCTAATCAATAGGTTAGCAAGGTGTTCCTGTAAGTCCTTGATATATAAGGATAATGTGTATCTTGCTATATGGTGTATATATACTATACTTGTATGGTAGACTTAAAAAAGGTGATTATAATGGTAAAGAAATTTGAATTTCATGGTGATGAACCAAAATGGGATGGGAAGATTGCAGAACGTTTAAAAGTTATGGATGCACTTAACTGGTATAGTTATTGTATCAATGATGATAAGAAACGTTTATCTTTTCTTAAAACTTATTTTAAAGATGATCCTAAGAAATTAAAGATCGTTACACAAACCAAAAGTAAAATTACCCCAACTGTTTGTTACTTGGCACGTATGCTTACGATGGGTTGCAAACCACATCCTTCTGTTAAGGCAGAAGAATTTATTGAGAAACGTCTTGCTGAATATGCAGATGATCTTGATACATCAAAGAAAGAATCTACAAAGAAAGTATCTGTGCAAGATCACATCAATGCAAAGACACTTGAAGTTGTAGAAGTTATCGAAGAAGCAATAGATGATTATATTGCTTTTGGTGATTCCTTTTCCACAAAGGCTCAGTTAGAGTTTATGGAAGTTAAATCAATCCATGCGACAAAGGTTGCTAAAACATATGAACATATGTTAAAAGAGGAATACACAAAAGAGAACTACAAAGATTTGAGTGCTGCACAATACAAAGGACTTGTTGCATTTATCAATGGTATCATTGATGAAAGTAATGAGTTTGCAAAGGTCAATCGTAAGAAGGTTGTACGTGTGAGTAAACCAAAACCAGCATCAAAGCAAGTTGCTAAGATGAAGTTCTTACAGTCATTCAAGAAACTTAAACTTGAATCAATTAATCCTCAAAAGATTATTGGTGCAGAAGAAGTTTGGTTGTTTGATACCAAGTACAATAAGTTACGTGTACTGTATGCAACAGATCGTGGCGGGTTTACTGTTAAGGGTACTACTATCGGTAATGTAGATATGGAGTATTGTTTACATAAGACTTTACGCAAACCAAAAGAAATGCTTGATACTGTAATGGGTTTACGTTCTTACAATAAAGTGTTTGAGTTCTTTGAGGAACTTTCAACCACATGGGCTCCTGTTAATGGTCGTGTGAATGAAAGTCAAATTATTTTAAAGGTTAAATAGGAGATATAAATGCGTTCATACTTTTTAGTAAGTCCGTATCTTAGTGATACTCAAAGGGGGATTCAATCAATCCATACAAGGGATGTTCAAATTGACCAACATGGTAAGTTTGAAGGATTCAGTCCTGATACTGATCTTGTAATGCTTTCATATGGATTTGACAACAGGATTGTGGGATGGATTGAGAAATTCCTAAGTGGACAACCAGCATACTACTTGGGCGTGTTTAAAGAACCACAGTTAAACAACACAAAGACAATAGGGTTTATTGCACCTGACGATTTATGTTTCCACATCGACATGTCACGTAGGGAAAAGGATTCTAAGTTCTTTGTAACCAACATGTTGCGGGATGGTGTGCCTGTGCCTGAGTACACAGGACATAAGATGTTTGTTGATACAATCGCAAGTTTCAGTCTTGCATAAATAGAAGTAGGGAGTATTAAACTCCCTTCTTTTATAAGGAAGGTAATAATGGTACTAATTGATTTTAGTCAAATGATGATTGCAACATATTTGCAAAAAGGTGGTAATGTCGATCTTGAATTGTTTCGTCATAAGGCTCTTACCAAATTAAAAATGTACAAGAATATGTTCGGTGACGAATATGGTGATCTTGTTATCTGTTGTGACAGTACAAAGTATTGGAGAACAGATAAGTTTAAATACTACAAACAAAAACGTAAAGATGCCAGAAAGAAATCAAGTATTGATTGGAATGATCTTTGGGATAAACTTAACATAATCAAACAGGAGATAAAAACATATCTCCCATATATTATGCTTGAGATACCAAAGGCAGAAGCGGATGATATAATTGGAACACTTTGTATTGAGTATGGTGATATTGAAAAGATATTAATCATATCCGGTGATAAGGATTTTCCTCAATTACAAAAACATCGTTTAGTGCAACAGTTCGATCCACAAACAAAGTTGTTTCGTACTACTGACGATCCAGAGATGTTTCTTAAATAACATATCATATCTGGTGACAAGGGTGATGGTGTGCCAAACGTATTATCAGATGATGATGCTTTTGTTAATGAGAATAAAAAACAATCAAGGTTAATGACAGCAAAGGTTCAACAGTGGTTGACTTTAGAGCCAAAAGAGTTTCTTACTAAGGAACAGTTAAAAAACTGGAAACGTAATGAAGGTCTGGTATCATTATTCAAAATACCAAAGAACATAAGTGATAGTGTATTGAAGGAATTTAAAACTTCCGATGTTGGAGATACAAGTAGGTTGCTTGAGTACTTTGAACAGTTTGAACTAACACAACTAATTAAAAAAATAGAGGAATTCTAAATGAATGTAGGTATAGCAGAAAAAATCAATGAAGTGAGAAATGAAAAAACCTTTGCGAAGAAGGTAGCAACATTGCAATCACTTGGTGACACGAACATTAAATTTGTATTAGGTCATACATATGATCCTAGAATAAAGTTTGCAATCAATCCAGTTGATATTCCAGAGTACAAGTCTCAACCAAAAGAATCAGATTTACAAAATGTATTCAAGTCAGAAATGAAACGTTTTTATATTCTGTTGGATTGTCCTAAGGCTGGCAAGATGGCATATAAAACAAGAATGGATTATTTAACAGACTTACTTGAAATGACTGATCCCGACGATGCTGAACTTATAACTAATATGATACGTGGTGAAATTCCAGGCTTAAGTTTGAAAGTATTTAGTGCAGCATATCCACACATGATAAAAGATTATCCAGATGATAAAAAAGTACCGTTATAAGAACACAGCATTTGTCATAGGCAACGGGGAAAGTCGAAAGGACTTTGACTTACTAAATCTCAAAGGTATAGGTGCGGTGTTTGGATGTAATGCTCTTTATAGAGACTTTGCACCAGACTATGAACTACCAGACTACCTTGTATCGGTTGATGATATAATCTCACATGAGATAGTTCAATCAGATTTTCCAAGACAAAGACACCTTAGAGTTGAAGGCCAAGAGTCTACAGAATATCCTTATAGTCATAGGAGGAACAATGCTGGAATGGTTGCAATGAAAAAAGCAATCAAGAGAGGATTCGTTAATATAGTATGCTTGGGGTTTGACTTTATTATTGACGGCGAATTAGAAGTTAGTAATTTGTATGATGGTACAAATGGGTATGGACAAGAAACCCGCACATCTAAAAATGATAATCATTTTAGATTGCAGTACCTTGAATGGTTTGCGAATGAACATAGTAATGTTAGATTTACTTTCGTCTTTCCAGAAAAGGTAAACAAGTTTAAAACACTTGATGTGGGTAATGTGTCTGGAGTTTCTTATAGAGAACTACATGAGATCATAAAATGAATATTGAGTTTTTATCATTAACACACATAATAGTAACTGTTGCATTTGTGGTCGCATTGGCATTTGCATTTTTTAAAATTGGATTTAAGGATGGTGTTCAAAGAGCAACAGAACATACGTTACAGAGTTTATCTAAATCCAAGATCATAGAAATCGTTTATGATAGTAAATTAAAAGATAAGGTTATATACTCTGGATTCCTTCATCGTTATGAAGATGAAAATGTCATAACAGCGGGTCTGTATGATTTTTTCAGAGCAGAGTTATTAAAGGGTAACGTAGAAGCATTTATTCTATACAAAGATATTCTGAGTCAGAAAGATAATCATTTAAAACTTATTAAAAAAATAGAGAGAGAAGAAAAAGATGCCGATGTATGATTTTTATGATTCAGAGATAGATGAATACTTTACACTGATGATGGGTATATCTGAACGTTCAGACTTCCTTGAGGATAATCCACAAGTGAAACAAGTTCATTTAACAGCACCGATGATTGTATCGAGTGTTGGAACAATGGAAGGTAAGATACAGAATACAGGTTGGGAAGAAAACCTACAACGTATTGCTGCTGCACATCCACGAAGTGCTCTTTCAGAGAAATACCATCGAAGGGATTCAAAAGAAGTATCAACAGATAGAGTACTTAACAAGGCAAAGAAACGTGCCAAAGAAAGGTTTAATATAATAAAAGAATAATGATATTCCAACATAAAAACATAAAAGAGTTTACACTCGAATCAGTAACCACTGATGTCGGTAGGCACTACACAACACCAGAAGGTAATGTGTATGAGTCCGTGACAACTTGGTTAGGTAAACGAGAAGGTAAAAAAGAATCTCTTGAGAAATGGAGAGAGAGGATCGGACACCACGAAGCTGATTACATTTCAAAGTGTGCATCGGAACGTGGTAATGATGTTCACGAATTTGCAGAGTTCTATTTGAAAAATGAACAACCACCTATAGTTGATCCCGTAACTAAGAAGTTAGTCAATCAACTTAAACCAATGCTTGAACATTATATTCAAACTGTCTATGGTGTTGAGTACGCATTGTATAGTGATGAGTTAAAACTTGCAGGACGTACTGATTGTATTGCAAAGGTTAAGAATCAACTTGCGGTTGTTGACTTTAAAACGTCAAGTAAACCCAAACGCAAAAATTGGATAACAGATTATTTCATTCAAACAGCAACATACGCAAGAATGATAAATGAACTGTATGGAACAATGCCAAGTTTATTGTGTATTTTTATTGCTGTTCAGGGTACAAATAGGGGCCAGGTGTTCATAGAACCCACAAATAGGTGGATAAACCACAAATATATTACCAGTAGAATCAAGGACTTAGCAGACTAATTCCGTAAGTCCTTGATATATAAGGATAATGTCTATCTTGTTATATCTGGTATATGTACTATACTTAGCGGTATACAATTAGAAATTGAGATATATATTATGAAAAAACGAATTGATGTACATTCACCTTCAAAACGTGATAACGGTGATTATGAATATGCTGGTGTTATCTATCAGGGTTTTTCAGAAGAAATAGAAGAAATGTATTCTTATGATCCTGACTATGTTGATGGTATGGAGATCGTTTTTGAGCAAGGCCCTTTGTTCAATGGTAACTTTGTTAGAAACAATACTTGTGATCATTGTGGTCATGTATTTTGTCATGGTGCAGTTTACCTTCATAAACCTACTAAGGAATATGTTGTAGTTGGTCATATCTGTGCTAATGATTATTTTTCATCTGATGCTGCTGCACGTTTCCAAAAGAAACAACGCAACATTGCTGCTGCATTACGAAATCGTAAACGCAACATTACTAAACTTCTTAGAAAGAAAGCACGACTAAGAAGATTCGTTGAGGAAAATCCTTTAGTGGTTGCTGCCTTTAAATCAGAACATAAAGAAGATCGTATTGTAAAAGAGTTACGTTCTAATCTTAATTACTATGGTAACTTGACACCAAAACAAAAAGAGTTTCTTGTTAGGATTGCAAGTAAACCTTTTGTTGTGGAAATCAAAGCACCTGTACTTGAAGGTAAGATTGAAGTATCAGGTGAAGTACTTGGTTTTAAACAAGTAGAAAATAACTTCTCTTATTATAATGATACCATTACTAAAATGGTGTTCAAAGATGATCGAGGATTTACTTTGTTCGGTACAGTACCCGCTGCATTTAAAGGTCGTTCTGAAACAAAGGAATCAATCGAACGTGGTGATCGTATCAAGTTCACCGCAACGATTCAGAAATCACAACGTGATGAAACGTTTGGTTTCTTTAAACGTGCTACCAAGTGTGAAGTCCTTAACGATACTAAATAGTATCAGGGGATTAA